TGGTAAATTCATCTTTTTCTCTTGTTCCTCTTCTTCTTTATTCCATTCCCTTCTCTCTCTTTCAGACACACCGATATAATCAAGATATGGCTGATAGGAACAATATTTTCTTCGCCTTCCCATATTTTTCCTCCTACTGGCTATAAACTTATTTTCAGCAGATCGAAGACATTTTTGATCCTGTTGACTATCGTTGAAGCGTCGCTTCCTGCGAAGAGGAGAGCGACGATGTTATTGTCGGAGTCAATTACGACCGAGCCGCTGTCGCCTGGAGCGCTGAAACCTCCTGGCTCCACCATCAGCTGGTCTATGAATAGTGCCTTCTTGCCATCGCTGTACCCGACTTGGACAACGACATCCGTCTGGGTTATCTCTCCTTCGGTCACCGCCGTCGTCCTTCCGCTCTTCCGGACCGCTAGCCCTATTTCCGGCAAGAAGTTTACATCCTGTATCTTCCCCAGCTCGAGAAGCTCATCTGAAACATAGGAGTCCTTGGTCGGTTTCGCTATCGCCGCATCGATCAGGTTCTCGGGAGCCTCGGTTGTGACCGCCTCAAGCATCGTCTTCCGACCGAAAAACCTCGCCATCAAATTCGCGCATCGGGCCAAGCCTCGGCCGATCTTACAGCCCTCGCCTCCTGCCCACTGGATGCGGACGAACTCGGATAAGGTGGCTATCCGATCTATCGGGTACTGGCCTCCATCTGCCTTCCCAGGTTGCAGAATCGCAGAGCCGAGAGCCCCCTCATTCTGTGCGGCTAGCACATGATTGTTCGACAGGATATGGATAGCATCGTTCTTCTTAACAAGGCATCCCAGAGTGCCTGCGGAAATATTTTCATGCCCCACGGAGACTCCTCCAGGAGCGGGGCGCCATCTGTCCGTCCGCGCTTTCAAGGCTTTGAACGGGCCTGTCTGCACAACATCGGTAGTGACCCCGTTGACTTCAGAAGGAATGATGTCCCGCTTTCTCAACTGCGAAAGGGGGACTTTTTTTTCTACCGAGCAGACGATCGCAGGCGTTGTCGTCCTTATTCCTTTGGTCGTCTTAAGCCCGATGCCCACGGCCACGACATTTTCCTTTTCGAGGAGAGCCTTCGTGTGTTTTCGAAAGATTTCTTTTTGGTTTTTCATTTGGTCTCCTTTTAAAAACCCGCCATTTTAATTCAAATTATTAAAAATGAAAGCGACCAGGCGAGGTGTACAACTCCTTAATTCTGCCATTATCCACGGTGGATTCGCCGTCGTATGTCTAACCTCCGCGGAAAGAACGCATCCCTGGCGAGGGGTGCTACCTGGTCACTTGTCATTATTTTCCTATCCTCTCGATGGTGGTCTTCACAACCTCATCGTCCTTGCCACGGTATTTCTGCTTTACTTCTTCGGGGATAGCGAAGGTCTTCTTAGGGTACCGCATGGTCTTTATCTCTATGTCACCCGCCAGTCCGTCCTTGCCGTGGTATTTCCCAGGTTTGTCCTTCGTGCCTATGAGTTTCGCCTTCATCTCTGTGAATTGTCTGTTCTGCTCCTTGAGGTCCAGATATATCTCAAGCTCCATCTCGTCTATGGCGTCGATCTCCACCAGGGTTGTCGATGCTTTCAGCGGGGCACAGAGATAGTCGAAGTCGCACATGCCGCAGACGGTCGCATCGAAAGGCATGGGCGGTGGGTATTTCTTCTTTTGAACATAGGCGTTCACGCTCCTAACTCTTCTGCTATCCTCCTCCCATAGCTTCTCATCGAACAGCATGGGGAGAAGCCGCGGCTTCTTTCCGAAAGTCACGAGGATGAGCAGTCCGCCCGGCCAGCCCTTGAACACGAAATAAGTGTTAAGCTGGCTCGGGATCTTGCTTATCCAGAATTTGGGATGGCGCTTGATGTCTTCGATTGTCTTTGTGGAGTTCCAGTAGTGCGGGCTGACCGACTTTATCTCCACAGGAAGTTCCTTGAACTTGTCGAAGGGAGCGGGAAGCCTCCCCCTCACATCCACCATGCCGTCTATCCTCCCGCTTATCTTGAGGCGCTTGAACCTCTCAAGGCCCTGGTCGTCGGTATTGAAATACCTCTGCGCCTGCGTGAGCTCGAACCCGATATCGCCGAGCCACTTCTTTACAACCCATTCCTTGTCCGTTCCTTCCTCAACCCGCCACCTTCCATCGATGTCCATCTGCTGTCGTTTCCTCCAGTCTAGCCGGCAATGGACAAGGAACTTCTTGCACGGATGATGGTGCTCGCTCGCCCAGTTGTAGCGGGAATGGTCGTGCGGTTCCCTCCCCGGCCTCTCGGAATCCAGCTTCGAACTTATCTCCACGGCGAGGTTGCCGAGCTCCAGTTGCAGGAGCTGCTCGGCCGTTGTTCCTGTATCTGTCTCAGTACTCATTTTTCGCTTTCCTTTTTTGCCTCCTGTTGCTTGAGGTAGTACTCCTCCGGCGGCTCCACCATCTCGCCAGGGGTCTTCTTCTTCTCCTCGATATCCTTCTCGTTCTTCTGATCTTTCTCGGCTTCCTTGATGGCCTCTTCCTCTTCCTCCGGCCTCACCTCCTCTATGACCTCGGCTTCCATTTCTATCGTCTGGCTCCCTCTCTCAGCCTGTGCCAGGATCTCGTCTATCTGCGGGGGTCCTAACTCGTGGCGGTATCCGTAGACCGTGACGAAAGCCCTCTGGCTTCCCGGAGTTCCTTTCTCCTGCGGCTGGATCTTGCTTATTCCGATAGCCGGATGGTCCTTGAGGATGTTCCGCTCGACTATGGTCTGTGCTATGCGGTCGCCAAACCGTTGGCGCTGCGTGTGCTCATTCAGGCAATCGATTATCGCCTTGTTCTCGTAGTTGATCCACAGGCCGAGCGGCGGGACCGTGTCGAAGAATGCCCAGCTACCTGGCTTGTCCGGCCTCTCGTCCTTAGTGCCGGTGACCGCGCAGTCCGGATAGAGCTTCTTGTCCGTCTTTTTCCCGCTCTTCCATTCAACCCTCTTCATCTTCGCCTGGATGGACTCGATGAAATAGGAATAGATGTTATAGAAAAGGGTCTTGTCTATGACCGTGACATTCCCGGCCAGACTGAAGCCGATCCCTATTTTCCTTATGCTTACGGTCTCAATCATTTTCGTCTTCGGGTTCCTCTCAATGTATGGGTTGGGTTGCTCCTTCTCGTCCACCATCACCTTCTGCGGGGTGACTGTGCTTATGGAAGCCACTTTGTTCAGGAGCTTGTAGCCCTCGTAAGAAAGCGCATAGTCGTCCTTGACCTTGTAGAAGTGGCCGGCCTTTTCATAAAGCGTCACCTGGGCCTTGACCGGGCGCATGATGTAGTTGCCCTTGGCCTTGACATAGAATTTGCAGAAGTCGGCGATCAAGACGACCTTCTTTTCCTTTTCGGTTGAAACTTCAGCAAGTTTATCAGTTTTATTTTCTCCCATTTTTTCTCCTTAGTTTTTTTCTGATCTGAGAGACGGTCAGTTTGAGGTCGATTCCTTTCTTCTGGTCGTTTTCGAGTTTCGACCTTCCCCTCTCCTCCATAATTCTGATGTTTTCGTCCCGAAGCCTTCTGTTCGCTTCCCTCCTATCAAACTTTCTTATCCGCATTCAATTTCATCTTTACATCGACCATATATGAAGAAAGCCTGCTAATCTTCTGGATACCTTTGGTCTTTGAAATTAATAATCGAGCGAGCAGAAAGCCGTTAGTCTATCCTCATTTTGGGATTCATGGGGTCATGGCTTCTAAGGAATTCCTCGACGGAGCTTTCATAGACCAAGAACTGTTTGCCAACAAAAGCCACTCGTTTGAATTTTCCCTTTTTTATATACCTGCGGACTGTCGATACGCCACACTTGAGCCTTTTAGCTACTTCTGCCGTTGTGAAAAGATTATCTTGGTTCAATTTTCCCCCAGAAGCTTTTTTATTTTGTAAATAGTTCTGTCATGGGGATTGACTCTCTGATGAAGGAATTGCCAAATCGTTTTGGGGTCTTTCTTAATAAGGATAGCCACATCATGGATGGTCAAATCCTTTTCTGCCATGAAGAATTTTAATTTTTCTACTAGTTCGTTCATGTCGAGTGAGTAGGAATATATAGCTACAAAATAGCG